GAATCTTGAAAGTCTTCTGCAATCGCGATCCGAAGTCCAGGACGTAATTGACAATTCGCAGAATTCTATTCTTGCTTTAGAGGACCTGATTAATAATCATCACCGACAGATTGGTTCCCTTGAACAGAAAGTAGAATCACTTCACGACAAGAAGAAAGAACTTCACGATATCAGAGAAGAGTACGCGTCCTATGATCTGTTTATGCGCTGCACTCACTCAAACGGTATAGCTTATGACATCATCAAGAAGCGGTTACCAGTCATTAATACTGAGATAGCAAAGGTACTATCCAATATTGTCGATTTTGATGTCTTTTTTCAAGAAGATGGTCGCAAGCTTGATATCTTAATTAAGCACCCAAAGCACGACCCACGCCCAATTGAAATGGGCTCTGGCGCCGAGAAGACTGTTGCCGCCATGGCGATTCGTCTGGCTTTGCTCTCGGTTTCATCGCTTCCAAAGGGGAACGTCTTCATCCTAGATGAACCTGGCACCGCATTAGATGCCGAGAACATGGAGGGGTTTATTCGAATCCTGCAGCTCATCAAGATGTACTTTAAGACTGTGATTTTGATTTCCCATGTGGATTCCCTTAAAGATATTGTTGATGTGGAAATAACCATTGACAAGAATGATGGCTTTGCCGGCGTTAATCAGTAGGCGGTTTCCATTCATACCCATAGAGCTGGAAAAAATAGCTCTTAAGTGCGAGGTGTTTTCCCTCTTCGTTGCCGGTGTACCATCCCCACGCCACCAGATTAGCTACTTTTGCAATCTTTGCTAAAGTGCTACGGATGTCTTCCTCAACCCAGTCGAGGTGATCTTCTGAAATGTTGTCAATTTTAATGCTTAAATCCACCGCAACACAATAGAGAATATACCAGTTTCCTTCTTTGTAGGCCTCTCTTGCTTTCTTAAAGATTTTTTCAAGCCGACTAGTCTCGTCGGCCGGAAGCCCTTTCGCGGCCGCCTTGTCAGGATGCGTTAACGCCGCGACCTTATGAAAGAGTTTTTTCAGCTCTAGGGTTTTCTCTTCGGGCACCGCCGGCGGATTGTGCTCCTCCTCCGGCAACACCTCAACGTCGGGATGGTCTTCGATGGCTGTTTCCCCCGATCCGACATCTTCCTCCGGCGTTGCTTCGGCTTCTCTTTCATAAGCCCTCTGTCTCTCTTTTAATAGTTCTTGGTGCTGGCGCTCTCTTTCTGAAATCAAGCTGTTGAGCAATTCTCTTTCATTATCTGCGAGGGTTTCGATCGCTTCGTTAACCGCCTCCCTGAATAAGTTTTTTGCGTCAACCGCAAGTTCGTCGTGGTATTCTAGATCTGCCTGCACAAATTCAGCTTGTTTTATTAATTTTTTGAATTTAAGCTTAACTTGTTTTGACATCCTTTCTTCCCCAGGCTAATTAGTACTAAGGAGTTGAGTATGAGACATATATTAGATAAGGGGCTAGAGAAGCTAGTTTCGAGAAAGTTGTTAGCATGGACCACCGCTACAAGCTTATTGCTTTTTTCTGACCTAACATCCAGCGATTGGGTAATCATTACCACAGTTTATATTGGTGGTCAGACAATAATTGATGCTGTTGCTAAACTTAAAGGTTACAAGTAGTGACATTATTAAAACTTAAAACAATTTCAAAAAAGCTGTGGCTTTGGGCTAAGAAGTTTTGGTGGGTGATTATTCTCGGCCTCCTCTTTTTGTGCGCCGCTCTCATCGGAGCCCTCACACGAAACGGAGCATTTTTAGCGGGAGTGCTGGATTTGATGGAGTCGAAGCGCGGCGCTCATGACCAAGAGATGGAAACGCTAGCCCACATACACAACACAGAGATCGCCGAGAAGAACCTAAGGTTAGAGGAGCACTTTAAGCGCAAATCTGAGATCGAAGAAGAGTTCAAGAAAAGAGGAGAGACTCTGGACAAAGAAAAAGAAGCAGAGCTTAAAAGAATTGTCGATGAGAGTTATAATGATCCTGAGAAACTGGCTAGAGAACTAGCCGAAGCATTTGGAATAGAATATGGTTAAAAAAATATTATCACTTTACTTGATTATGTTTCTGGCGTGCCCCTCTGTCGTGTACGCTGCCGAAGAAGCCGAGACGCCTGATGAAGATCACGCACTGGTTCCACTAGAAGCGGGCGACCCCGCGCCTTTCGATGGTATTTTGATTTCCTTTGATACGGCGGCTAAAATCGCTGTCGAGAAGAAATTCGAAGACGCGGAGTGTGACCTACGGATTAGCTATGAGCTTCACCTGCAAGAAGAAAGGTTCCAGCTTCATCTAGATTATAAAGATATTGAAATTCACTCATGGAAAGATAAATATGAATCTATGATGATCCTCAAGACCGCTGAGAACGATAGATTGACTGATCTGGTTGTGAAGCAGGTGCCGGCAAAAGATCCTTTTCTCGTAGCTCTTGGATTTGGAATCGGAACATTGACTTCACTAGGTATCTTTGCGTTATCTACTGAATTAGTTCAATGAAAGAGCACAATCAAGAATACATAGCAAAACTGGAACGGGCCATATCACAGAAATACGGTGATGAAGCCATCAATAATCCGCGCCGGTTTTGGGACGAAGAAAAAGAAAAAGCGTATATTCAGCAATCTTCCGAAGAAAGGCAGAAGTTTTCCAAACTGGCCGAATCCCAAGACAAAGTAGAACAAGACGGATTTTTAATAAACAAAAAACTACTTAGTAGAGATCATAATAGGACATGTCCAGTTTGTGGTGTGTATTCTTTTCATCCTCGTGATGATTTGTATATGAATAAGTTCGAAGCATGCTTCGGTTGCTATATACAATATATCGACGGAAGAGAATCAAGATGGACAACAGGCTGGAGACCTAATAGGGAAGAATAATATGGCAACAGTATACGAAATCATTCAAGGAATTAATCAGGCCGCAGCCAACGCTGGCTGGGATGGTGCCCACGAAGAAAATCTTCAGGCAGATGGCAAAGCTCGCGACGCTGGATTGGCGCGACAGGACGGCCACTATATTAACGATAGGCGCGTCATGGACGGCTTTGGGGTTACATTCCACGGTCCTTTATTAAGAATTAAATATCAATCCGAGATAAGAATTAAAGAAGTCCAAGACAAAGGTTTTGAAGACGAGATCATTCGTCGGCTACAGGAGATTGTTAAGTTCCTGAAGAAAGAATACAAAGCCATCACGGGCGATACACTTACCTTAACAAAAGAAGGGGAGCATCACATTTTGGTACAGAGAATTTCCAATTATCGTACCGATTGTCAAGCTCACTGTGATTATCGTATCGGTGGTTTAACTGATGTTGTTGAGGTAAATAAAGGTTCCGACGAGGACCGCCTAGACAAAGCAGTTAGAGATTTTCTTTCGCTAGGGAGAGACAAAGCCAAAAAGCCTTCTAATGTAAAGGTTTAATAAATGGTTGCTTTAGACAAGCAAGAAATATTAAAAGAAGTAGTTAAAGCCGGAAAAGATCCGGTTTACTTTACTGTCAATTACTGTCGGATCTCCCATCCCCAAAGGGGGCTTATTCCATTTAAAGCATATGATTATCAGGAAGCTCTGTTAAAAGATTTTCGAGACTATCGCTTTAATGTTATTTTAAAAGCACGCCAACTTGGCATCTCCACTATTACAGCAGCCTATGTTGCGTGGCTAATGCTATTCCACCGCGACAAAAATATTCTTGTTGTGGCGACAAAGCTTCAGACCGCGACCAATCTTGTAAAAAAAGTCAAAGCAATTATTAAGAACCTTCCCGCTTGGATGCGCATTAGCGATATCGAGGTAGACAATCGCACCTCTTTCGAACTAAAAAATGGTTCCCAAATTAAAGGTTCCTCTACCTCTGGCGACGCCGGCCGATCCGAAGCGCTGTCTCTTCTGATTATTGATGAGGCCGCTCACGTTGATCACCTAGATGAACTCTGGACCTCTCTTTATCCTACCCTATCAACCGGTGGCCGGTGCATCGCGCTCTCAACGCCCAATGGTGTAGGCAACTGGTTCCATCAAAATTGTGTCGAGGCTGAAAACGGCACGAATGATTTTTATATGACAACTCTGATGTGGGACGTCCACCCAGATCGAGATAAAAAGTGGTTTGATAAAGAAACCAAAAACATGTCTAAGCGCCAAGTGGCACAAGAGCTTGAGTGCAATTTTAATGTATCAGGCGAAACGATTATTCATCCCGATGATTTAGAGTGGTATCTGGAACGAACTGAGTCACCTAAATATAGAACAGGTTTTGATAGAAATTATTGGATATGGGAACAGTATGATGAAACTAAACCATATTTAATTGTTGCCGATGTGGCACGTGGAGATGGCAAAGATAACAGTGCCTTTCATATAATTCAGCTTGAAGATCTTGTGCAGGTCGCCGAGTATGTAGGAAAACCGAATCCGGATGACTTTGCGGATATTTTATATAATGTTGCCGCAGAGTATGGAAATCCAATGTTGACTATAGAAAACAACAATATAGGCTATGCAGTGCTTAAAAAACTTCTAGATAACGGGTATCCTAATATATATCATTCTGCCAAGGGAGATCATCGATATGTCGATCCTGTTTCGGCTCAGTGGCAATCTAACGTGATCGCGGGCTTTACCACTTCTTCGAAAACTAGGCCTCTTATCGTAGCCAAGATGGAAGAGTTTATGAGAAACAAACTAATTACAATTAACTCTAATCGGTTGCTTTCAGAAATGAAGACATTTATTTGGCGGAATGGTCGTCCCGAAGCAATGCGAAGCTATAATGATGATTTGGTAATGTCATTTGCTATTGGATGTTGGGTGAGAGACACGGTGATTATAGAAAATCAAAAAAATGTAGAATATAGCAAGAGCTTTATGTCCTCAATCTCTACATCTACAACCGCAATCTCTACTACCATTAATGGCATGAGGGGACACAAAACAACCAAAGAAAATCAGCGCATCCAAGAGGGCACGGCATTTAACGAGCAGTACATTGCTTTGATAAAGGGATAGTAAACAATGGCAAAAAACGAAAAGAACCCAAGAAACCCAGCATCACCGCTGTTCAAAAGGCTGACTCGATTACTCTCGGGACCTATAGTAAACTATCGAGCCCAGATCGCTCGCCAAGAAAAGCGAGGAGAACTTGATAAATATCGGTATCGTTTCCGATCGTTAAGCGGCCAAGAGTTTAAGCGCTCCGATAATAACTTTTCACAAAATTACAACCTTTTTACATCAGCCGCATTCCGCAACCAGAACCGCGCCGAACGTTATATCGATTTCGAACAGATGGAATATATGCCTGAGATTGCTTCCGCTATTGATATTTATGCGGACGAGATGACGACTTCTAATGATTACGATAAACTCGTGAGTGTCGACTGTCGCAATTTAGAAATTAAAACAATTCTGGAAACACTATTTTATGATGCACTGAATATTGAATTTAATGCATTTGGTTGGGCCCGCTCAATGGTTAAGTATGGAGATCTCTTTTTGTATTTAGACATCGACGAGAAGCTTGGAGTGACTTCGATCATTGGTCTCCCAAATAATGAGGTCGAGCGTCTTGAGGGGACAGATCCCTCAAACCCAAATTACGTACAGTATCAGTGGAATGGCGGCGGTGTCACGTTTGAGAACTGGCAGGTCGCTCATTTCCGTATTTTAGGAAATGACAAATATGCTCCATATGGAACATCGGTCCTTGACCCCGCCCGCCGTATTTGGCGCCAGCTTGTATTGCTTGAGGACGCGATGATTGCTTATCGTGTCGTCCGCGCCCCCGAACGTCGTATCTTTAAGATTGATGTGGGGAACATCCCTCCGCAGGATGTACCTCAATATATGGAGAAAGTAAAATCAGAGATGAAGCGCAATCAGCTTGTGGACGCGACCACCGGCCGAGTCGACCTTCGCTACAACCCGCTGTCTCTTGAAGAAGACTACTTTATTCCCATGCGAGGTGGCGTCGGGTCTGACATCTCTTCTTTGCAGGGCGCCTCAAGCCTCAATGACATTGATGATGTTAAGTATCTTCGCGACAAGTTGTTCGCTGCGATTAAAATTCCTCAATCATATCTAACAAATCTTGAGGGAGACAATGAAGACAAGACAACTTTGGCCCAGAAAGATATCCGTTTCGCTCGCACTATTCAGAGACTGCAGCGACCTTTTATAACTGAGTTAGAAAAAATTGCTGTGGTGCACTTGTATACCTTGGGCTTCCGCGGAGAAGATCTAATAGGTTTTAGTTTGGCTCTCAACAACCCTTCAAAGTTGGCAGAGCTGCAGCAGCTCGAATATTTGCGTACTAAGTTTGATGTTGCCAACGCCATTCCGGAAGGCACCTATAGTAAGCGTTGGGTCGCCAACAATATCTTGGGCCTTTCCGATGACGAATTCCTGCGAAACCAGCGTGAATCTTTCTATGATAGGAAGTGGCAGCAGTCACTCGAAGCCGTGACAGAACAGGGCGCTGAAGACGCTCTGGCGGGAGGCGATCTGGGCGGCGACCTAGGAGGCGATCTGGGCGGCGACCTAGGCGGTGATGAGTTAGGTGGCGATGAGTTAGGCGCAGAAGCCGGCGTAGAGGACGATTCAGCCCTATTGGCTACCCCTGGCCGAAGAGAAGATTTGGATGAAGACTCTGAACATCTGAGTCACTATTCTAAGAGCCGGACCTATACGCGCAAGGATGGCCGAGACGATAAGAGGCGTACACACTCCACAGGCCCCCATCGTAGAGAAATAAAAAATACAGCCCTACCGGAAGCTCCAGCACTCCGAACTCAACGCGTCCGAACTCCAGGATCTTTAGGAATGGTAGATTTTACATCGTTAGTAGGACTTGAAGAGAACACGCCATCTATTTATAATAAAAACGAAAGATCTTTAATGGAGAATACTACACGAGTCCGCCGGCTTGTTGAAGCAATGGAAAAAAAGGAAGCAGACAAAGATGAAACATAATAAAAAAAGAAACACAGCGTTTATTTATGAAACTCTATCGCGCGAGCTTACCAAGGCTATTATAGAGAAAGACAATGTGAAGAAAGAACAGATTGTTTCCATCTTTAAGGAATACTTTTCAGGAACCAGCATTCTTTCTCAAGAGTTGCAAATTTATAAATCAATTCTGGACACCAGCAATATAAAGAAGAACCTAGCCGAGAGGATACTACAAGAGTCTAAGACAGCACACGCATCGCTGAACGAGAAAAGTATTTTTGACGCTCAGTCGCAGCTTATAGCTAAGGTCAATAAGGGCCTAGGCCAGCAGGTGTGGTCTAACTTTATACCAAACTTTAAATTCCTAGCTTCGGTGGATGCTATTTTTAATAAGAAGACTTCTCTTAAAGGTCGCGTATTGTTTGAGCAGGCCGCCGTAGATACAATGAGTGAAAAGCAACAGTTTTCTGGAGACGCTGAGCTTAAGCCGGTGGATGCTTTAACTTATCGAACTTTTATCGACAAGTTTAACGGTAAGTATGAAACTTTGCTCCAAGAGCAGAAAGACTTGCTGAATAATTATATTGCAAGCTTTGCGGATGAAGGCTTTGAAATGCGGTTGTACCTCAACGGCGAGCTGGGTCGACTCAAGTCAGCCCTTACTGAGTCTTTTGAAGGTGAGCAGGATGAGCTTGTGAAGCAAAACATAGAGGGTGTTACTGAATACCTAGAAGGTTTTAGAAAAAGGGAGTTTAGCGACAACGATCTAATTAAGGTACTAAAAACTCAAGAGTTGGTGCAGGAGCTGTCGACAAATGATTAAAATAAAGATTGGAGGCCCTCAGGCTACCGTTCAATTATACGCGCGCAAGGCGCTAGATGGGTCGTTGCTTATCATGGACCATAGGAAAATTGATATTGCGGTTGTACCAGAAGGTATGAAAATCGTTACGTTCCCGAAAGACAATGCCACAGAAGATGTTTACGACTATCAGAATAGATTGTTGGAATTACTGGCCGACAAGGGGATCGTCGATCGTTCCACAATTCAGGGAGGTAATATCTTTAGATCTCTGGAAGGCGTCATATACGAGAGCAAAGAAGTTAATTCTATGCAAGCTGCAGTATATGTAATTAGCGAGTTTATACACACCGAAGCCGAACACGAGAAGATCGCAGATCAATACGAAAAAGAGCTTGAAGATATGTATACCCACCCCGATGATCGTAACACGACAGAGTTGGGCGAAGTGCCGCAGTATGCCCAGAAGGGCTCTATGCGACCTGGCTATTACTACTACCCCCTGCGTAACCGGTATTAGACCATGAGCGACATGAAACTCATTATGGAGAGTTGGAGACAGTATCAATTAAATGAAATAAGCGGATCTGATCCCGTGACGTACGGCCTTTTAAAGAGCATTTTAAAATTAATGACAGGCGCGAAACAAGGCCTCGCCGGCGATGCATTGGCAACTGCATCCGGTATTTTCAACTTTATAAAGGGGGGTGACGCTGCTGAGTTGGTGGGTCATGTTGTGGGAATGTTTGAGGGCCAAGAGGAAGAGGCACCCTTGCTGACTGAGGAACTGCTCAATGAGTTTGTCTTAACTATGGGGGCAGTACTACTTGGTCTTAAGGCCTTGGGTGCAGTGAGCACGGGAGTCAAACTCGTCGGTCTCGGTAAAAAACTCTATAATAAACTAAAGGGAGAGCCCACAGAAAAGACGGACAAGCTGCCCTTTCTCGATCTCTTCAATCTAGATCCTCAATACTCAGCGATAGTAGATGACAGAATTGAAGAAGAGTTTTTACAATGGTGGCTAACGCAAATTGATGGTCAAGGCGACAACGAGGAAGTGACCTCTGAAGATCTAGATGTCAATGCAAACCTTATTAGATTTTTAAATTCTACGTATGGCCGCCAACTCGCAGGCCACACGGCTCCTGGCATAGCAGGCGGTGGCAGCGCCGCTGATATGAAGGGCGTTAAGAAAGCAGCCCTGAAGAAGCGAGCAGCCGGCGCCGCCGGAAAGCAACTGGAATAGTTAATGGAACTTCTTTACTTTGTGCTTGCCGCATTCGGCATGACCTTTATTATAGTTTACAGCTCTATCTTTGAAAGGGTACGGGAAATTTCCACAAGATATCAATTTACGGGCAAGCTTTTTCATTGTCCTCTTTGTATGGGATTTTGGGTGGGAGTCTTTCTTTGGGGAATTAGCTGGAATACGGAACTATTTACTTTCAGTAACAGCCCAGTAACAGCGTTTATCTGTGGTTGTATTAGTGCTGGAACATCATACGCGTTAAGTATGATAATCGGGGATTACGGCATCAATGTGATGCGGCAAGGAGGTGAGCAATCATGAAAAAATGGATGATCCAACCAGTTCGACGATGCTGCTCAGGCAGTTGACTACTTTAAAGGAATAATATTATGGCACGCAGAAAAAATGTAAAAAGACTTGATCCAAGATACTTTATGGATGAAAAGGTCGACGCACCTCTGAACGAGGCCGGCGGAGGCGCAGGCGCTATTCCGCGCTTTTCGCCCCTTAGTTCGACGAAGCCAGGGGAGCGTATTGCGCCTCCGGGATCCCAGCGTCCTCGCGACGACCAGGCGCGCCTCGTAGCCGGCGCGTTTGAGGGTATAAACAACGCAGTGGGAATTCTTGAGATGAGTTACGAGCGGATAGCCGCTCTAACGAGCACAACCGACCACAACGACAACACGTTCGCACCCCCAGCGGTTCAGGGCCTGCTCGACGGAATCAAACAAGTGAAATCCTTCGTCAAGGAATTGAAAGCACTGACAGGCCCCGGGGGCGATGTCCCGTACCAGCCGACCGCAGACGAGGCGGCCGCCATCAAGGCTTTTTAGCCAGGAGTAACCAATGGCACAACTTCTACGAGAATTCTATGAACTATGCGAAGGTGGCGTCTGTCAGGATTTGCTGACGGAAGCAGAAAAGACCTTTGTGCGCAACGGCGGCATGATGCTGACAGGTAAGCTGCAGGAGTCCGACGTCCAAAATGGTAACGGTCGCGTTTATCCGCATGCTATTATGGAACGAGAAGTAAAAAGATATGGCGATGTGGTAAAAGACAACCGCGCTCTCGGTGAACTAGACCACCCTGAATCGTCCATTATTAATCTTGCTAATGTATCGCACATGATTACAGAGGTGTGGATGGATGGACCATCAGTGATGGGCAAAGCAAAAGTTCTTAACACTCCGTCTGGTCAGATCCTCCGAGCCCTCGTGGAGTCCGATGTTAAAATCGGAATCTCCTCGCGAGGCATGGGATCGGTGACAGAACGTATGGGCAAAACAATCGTCGAAGACGACTTTCAGCTTATTTGTTTCGATATCGTGTCTGAGCCCTCTACTCCCAATGCCTTTATGGCACTAAGTGAAAACAAGCTCATGAACGAGCGCGTTGAGAAGAAAAACAAAATCATCAATTTAATGAATGAGATACTAGACTAGGATAATACAATGCTTATATCAGAAAACGAACTAGAAGAACTTATCAAAGAAGAAATCGAAAGAGCTATCGAAGAAGGGTGGCTGGATCGAATGTTTGCGTCAGGTGCGGGATTAAAGAGCAAGCTAGCTTCGAAGGCATCCTCTCTGGGCGCGAAAGCTGCCCGCGGATTGGGCTCTACAACGGCCGCTGCAGATATGGAAGCAGCCGCGGCGTCCCGTGGAGCAGACGCAGCTGCAGCAAAGAAGCTTGGACTAATGAAGTCTCACGCTCAGAACTTTGATATTTTATCTAAGTCTATGATTAAGGATGCACAAAAGCTGGACCTCTTAGGGGATCCCAACTTTAAGAAAGCTCTTGCTGCAGCTAAAGCAGTGGCCACTCGCATGAACAATATTGTGGCAGCATGGGAGAAGGCACCTGAAAAGATCCCAGGAGCAGAAGCTGCCCCCGAAGGCGGCGGAGCAGGAGCCCCACCCGCCTCAGGCGATACGGTTCAGTATACTGACGCCAAAGGGAGACAGAAGACGGCCACTGTCGTAAAGATTCTGGATACTAAGGATTCACAAGGGGATCCCCAAATTCAATTGAAGGTCGGCGGCGCAGTATTTGCGGTCGACCAGAAGGCTGTTAAAAAACTAGAAGACGATATTCCAACTCAAGTGGTACCAAAGGACGACCTCGATAAAGCTGTCGCTGCCCGACAGGCAGCCGGCTCGCCGCCAATCAGCGAGATTCTTAAAAGGATCATACGAGAAGAACTAGAAAGTTTGAGTGAGTAAAAAATGAAGAAGTCTGAATTAAAGAAGGTTTTGAAGCCCCTTATTAAAGAGTGTATAAAAGAGGCTATCTTTGAAGAAGGGGTCTTGTCTGGAATAATAACTGAAGTGGCACAAGGAATGGGTGGATTACGAACCGAAAGTATTACCGCTGCCACCCCTAAAGTAGACAGTGATACACAGAGGCTTCAGCGCAATGCCTTTAGCGAACAATCCAAAACAAAACTTCAAGAGCATAAAAAGAAATTAATGGCAGCCATTGGTGGAGACACTTTTAATGGGGCCAATTTATTCGAAGGAACAACACCAGTGGCGGGCGAATCCTCCATGACCCAGCAGGCAACGCCGCTGTCTGGAGTGGAGCCTACTGATAAGGGTGTTGATATTAACGGACTTATGGGTGCTGTTGGTCGTAACTGGACAGCCCATATGGCGGACGTAAAAGAAGGAAAGTAGGTGTACTGTGGCAACGAATGTGACTGTGAATATAAGAAGAGGGGAACCTACAGAACGATTGATTAGAAGGTTTATTAAGAAGTGTAAAAAAGAGAAGGTGGTGGAGAAGTATCGAGCACGCACCGATCACTATATTAAACCCTCGGTAAAACGGAAGCTCAAGAGTGCTAAGGCACGACGGGAACAAAAAAAGCTTCAGAATAGAAAAAACAGAAGATGAAACAAATTATAATGATCTATTTAGTAAACGGAGAGGAATAAAATATGGCACAAGGAAACTATAGTTATAAGCCAGGTTTAGGCGCCGTCGGCGCATATCAGGTTTCAGGAGTCCCCTATGTAACGGGGAACGTTGACACAGCAGGCCAAACGGTTCAATTGGATTTTCCCAGAGTAACACAGTGGGTAGTGATAAGTAATGGAGCCGGCTCCGCGGTTTCCGCCTCATTTTCTGCAAACGGTCTGGAAGCAAGCGAATCTAATTTTTTTGAAATCCCCGCCTCGACAATTTCACCACGACTTGAAGTCAAGGCCACACAGCTTTTTCTAAAAGGGAACGACGGAGTATCGGTGATGGCCGGCCTAACCGGTATTGATTCTGAATACATTGACAATAGTACTGTTTCTCCCTCTGGAACTAATTGGTCTGGATCAGCCGGAGCCTTGGTGGGATAAGGAGGAGATCCTATGCCACGGAGGGCGACTGAGTGTCTGATCCAAAAAACAAATGGAACCAACCCGCGGCTCCTCCTCCCCCCATGTTTCTGGGGAAGAAAGAACGCGACCTTGTTAAGCAAGTCAACGATGAACTTGCCGAACGCGTCGTCGGTCAAACCATTGCTTATTATCCAATAAGCATTGAAGATTCTAATTTTAATGAAACATATGGAGAAGCGATAGAGAAAGTTTCTCTGCCGCCTGTTCGCGTCCATGCATATGTGGTTGTTGAAAATGAACAAACAAACGATCGTTATGGTTACGAATACCAAAGTAAACTAACCGTTAACTTTCATCGTAAGAGACTAACAGAAGATCAAAATCTGTATGTCCGCGTCGGCGATTTTATTCAATACGGCGACATTTTTTATGAGATTGTAAAAACCTACAATGATACTCGTTATTACTTCGGACAAGTAGAGCACAAGTTTCAAATAAGCGCAGAGTGTGTTAGAGCCCGCGAGGGAGTCTTTCGTGTTATGCCGTCCGTTGATCGACCGGAGGAGGTTACACGTGATGACAGCCCTGCAGAATCCCCTGAGCCACGTGCTGCTCCATACCCCCCCGCCGCCGCGTCTTATGTAACAGTAAATGCTGAAAGGAGGCTACCAAACGAGCGCGTCCTTACGGCGGGCTCTGGAATTACACTTGTCGACGGTGGTGCCGGCGGCGATATAACGATTACTTCAACAGCCGAAAGCGCACAGGGAACAACAGGGTCAGTTCAATTCGGCGGTGGCGCAGGCACGTTTGCTGGCAACAGCAGTCTTACCTATTTGACAGCCAGCAACGCTCTCAACTTCACAGGCACGTATAGTGTTTCGGGCGACATCACAGCATCTTCTGCCGTATCAGCCAGCATATTTTATGGCGACGGCTCACAGCTTGACGGCATTGTTGGTTCTCCCGGCGGCTCGACGACACAAATACAATATAACAGTGGGGGATCATTCGCAGGTTCTTCCAATCTTACGTTTAATGGAATAACACTAACGGGATCTTTCACGGGATCAGTAGCAGAGTATAACGCGCTCTCAGCTTCTTTGTTTAATTTGGGCGCTACTTCCGGTTCGTTAGCGGGCACAGGAAGTTATTTGGGCTTAGATGCAAGCAACAATTTGGTTTTAACATCTGCCGCGGCCACTTCGGTTACGCCAGGTGGCTCAACTACACAGATTCAATATAATTTAAGCGGCGACCTCGCCGGCTCCTCTAACCTTACCTTTAACGGAACAACTTTAACAGGGTCTTTTACAGGATCATTGGCAGAGCTTACAACACTTTCGTCATCCTTAATGAATCTAGCGCCTACGAGCGGCACACTAGCAGGAACCGGTAGCTACCTCGGATTAGATTCCAGTAACAATCTAGTCTTGACTTCTGCCGCCTCAGCTCCAGGCGGTGCAAACCAGCAACTTCAGTATAATAGTTCTGGAGTGTTCGCAGGGTCCTCTAACCTCACATTTAATGGGACAACGCTGACGGGGTCATATACAGGATCGTTAGCTGAGTTAACAACGGTTTCTTCTTCTGTCTTGTCTGTAACCCGTCAGTCCTATCTCTCAGGGGGCATTACTCACAAAAGAACTGCAATCTCTACTCACTATACTGCGTCTGCTACTGACTATATTATAGGTATAACGTCTGTGCCCCTTTCTATTGAATTCAACGCGGCCGTTTTTAATGATGGACAAGTTGTGGTAGTTAAGGATGAAAGCGGCGGAGCTTCCGCCACAAGCGTGGTGGCAATAAGCGGAGCTTCCACCCAAACAATCGATGGTGAGGACGATGTGGCCATCACCTCTCCGTATGGGTCAATATTATTATACTGTAATGGCTCGAACTGGTTTATTTACTAGTATTTATTTTATTTTGGCCTTTATGACCTTGTCGCTCTATATGTATTAGAAACGATTGTGGATACCTATATTTATTTTTTACTCCTCCGATGAGTGTTCGCGAACCCAACATATTAGTTTTTCACGCGTTTTGCCATAATATAGGAGGATTTAACAATGGCATATAAATTTCAGAAAGGGACAGCAAACCTTTCAGGATCAATTAAACTTGACTCAGGATATGACCTACTCGGTGCAGGATCTAACGATCTCGGAACGAGTGCTGCAAATTTTGCAGTAGGTTATATTTCTGTACTCAGCGCTAGTACAGTAGTTTCTGGCGCATTCTTTGAAGGGGACGCCTCACGTTTGACAAATGTGGCCGCGACCGATATTACAACAACTGGTACATCTGCCGATGCGGATTATTATCCGCTTTTCGTTGATACCGCAGCTGGCGAATCCGGAGAAACTATCCGAGTTCACTCTACAGTTGCAATTAACCCAAGTAAGGGTAAAATTAGTGCGACGATGGTCAGTGCCTCAACAGGTACAGGCAGTTTCGGCGGTGGCATCGAAGCCGCGAACGAGCTTTTTCTCGTTGATTACACGGGCTCCGTAGACTGCAGAGCCCTCGAGCTCAACGCTGGTGGAATCACCAATGCTGGTTCGATTGCTGGTGCAACCACAATCTCTGGTTCTGGCGCTCTAAGTGTTGGTGCCGGCGCAACGTTGGCTGGTGCTCTCAACCTGCAAGCTGGTGGAATCACCAATGCTGGTTCGATTGCTGGTGCAACAACCATTGATGCCAGCGGCGATTTAACGGTTGGTTCTATTACCATGAGCGAGTTCACTGTTGACTCTTCTGGTAATACAGATCTCGATGGCACACTTAACGCCGAAGGCGCTGCAACTTTCCAATCGACGATTTCTGGCTCTGGCGCTCTTAGTGTCGGTGCTGGTGCAACACTTGCTGGTGCTCTTAACATGCAGTCTGGTGGAATCACCAACGCTGGTTCAATTGCTGGTGCAACAACAATTGTCGCGAGCAGCACGATCTCTGGTTCCGGCGCTCTAAGCGTTGGTGCTGGCGCAACTCTTGCTGGTGCTCTTAACATGCAAAATGGTGGAATCACCAATGTTGGTGACCTCTACGGTACACTGTCCGTCCAGGGCGTGACCGGTTCGGGCTTGATTTTAGATGCTAGTATGTGTGCATCGGCCGCGAGCTACCTGAGCCTGAAAGAGAATCTTACAGAGGCGTTCTACGTCGCTCAAGGCGAAGACACTTATTTGACGTTTATCACAACAAATGACGATGAGTCGGTTAAGTCGAGCATGGACTTTATAATTGGTGACAATGTTAATTCTGGGAAATTTCTCAGTCTTAACGGCGGAATCGACTTTTCAGGACAGAAGACATTAACTGCAAGTGTGAACCTTGATGAAGATGGAGAGTCTGGTATCTATCATTACCAGAGTCACTATATTGTAAGCGGTTCCTCAGCTGTTGTGGTTGATTTGCCAAGCCTTGACAACGGTTATTCCATGTGGTTTAAACGTCACCCAAGCATGACAAACAATGTTACAATCCGGCCTAGTGGGTCTACCAACTTGATTGATGGTATTAATGATCCGGTAGTGTTGGAAACGGCGGGTGCTTCTATGCAACTTGTTGGTTCGGGTTCCTTGAACTGGTACATCTACTAAGATTGTGTTGAAGACTTAACAGTCGAGTATAAAAACTTTAAGGGTGGGTATTCTTCGGGGTACCCACCCTTTTTGTATCTGAGACTCTATTTAAGACATGGCATATAAATTTAGAAAAGGGAAAGCGGGGTTGTCGGGATCGATGACCACTGACGACATTGCTTATTTTTATGATACGGACACCAAACTCGATTGGGATAGTGATTATATAAGCCTGCAGACGGCCGGCAACGACGTCTTGGTGGTTAGTGGCTCTAAGGTAGGCATCGGCACCGCCTCCCCCGATTACACTCTGGATGTAGCAGGCAACATCGGCGTTGACGAATATATCTACCACAATGGGGATGGTAACACATACCTTCAGTTCACAACCGACATTATAGAACTCGTCGCGGGTGGTGAGTCTATGATAAAGATGGCAGAAGGCGACGGCGAGATCGTTATTAACGACGGCCAGAATGATTTAGCTTTTCGCATCACCGACACCGACGGAAACGAGATATTCTCAGCCCTCGGCAACAAGGGGGCCGTTGGAATCAGCAACAGCGCCCCCACCTATCCCTTAGAAGTAGGAGACGAGATCTTAGTAGTAAGCGGTAGCTCAGTGGGTATTGGCTCGTCGCCATGGTCGGCCAAAGAACTTCACGTTACGGATGGAGACTCTAGCACCGCAGGGGCCCCAGCTGACTCTCAAGTTGTAGTGGAGTCTGGCGGAAATGCTGGCATCAGCTTGTTATCTGGAGGGTCCCGCGCCCGGATTTTTTTCGGAGACAGTTCAGACATTGACGAAGGAATTATAGAATACAAATTTACTAACAGCGAAAGGTTTAATATTGATGTGGGCGGCAACGAAGTGATGCGTATCTATGAATCCGGCGCTTCCAATACCATTACAACCCTCAACGGTGTGAAGACCACCGCGGGATTGTTCACGGAGGGACACCCCTATTATAGTAATGACGAGAACATCACAGTGGGCGATTGCTGTGTATTAGAAAATGGTCAGATTGTTCGTTCTTCTTCGCCGATGCAGAAGAATGTGAGTGGTATCGCTTGGTATAGTGTGTTGTCCGATCTGCAAAACTCCGGCAGTTCCGGCGATGAAGCGTGGCCTTTAACCCTTGATGATGCCACAGTTTCACGAGTTGCGTCAGACGCGCTGGGAATTCAGTGTAATATGGCCGAAGAGAGCGGAGGGGAATGGGTGCCTACTGCAAAGTTCCAGACATTATGGAAACTAGCCGCCCTGGGCGATAGTCGCCAAAGCAATTAT